GGGGATAAAATTCTATCATCAATATCTTTATTCATTTTAGCCCCTAAAAAGCTATTTTTAATTTCAGCCATACTATTAATGTTTTATCCATTTTGATTTCCCTCTCATAACTTGTGTAATCTCCTCAAGCTTGATATTAGATAATCTTATTTTTGCATTTCTAAGTTTTGCACTTCTTTCTTTATTTAGTCTTTGCACTAAATATTCTGGTGTATTCGCTTTGGTTGCTAAAATTGCATGCAATAAATACGCATACATAGCTTCCTCGATCATTTTAGGCACTCTAGAGTCAAGATCGTAAGCTAAACCATCGGAAATATAATCTAATACGATTAAAGCTCCTCTAAGGTCACTAGAAAACGATATTTTGTTTTCTCTACTGTTTATTGTAAACCAACCATTAAATTGAGAATATTGTGGATCTAAACCATAAAGTTGTCCTCTGCCATAAAGATTACCGTTATTCCAATTGTAATTATAATCGTTTACATCGGTATACATATTGGCATTGTAAGCTCCGCCATCTGCATTTCTCCATCTTTCTTCTATGATAGGCTCCGTGTCAATGTTATTATTAAATTGATCCTGAATTTCTATCCCTAAGTTATCTTGTAATGGTGCTTCCATTGGATTAGACGTAAGGTTGTTTGCTGGATATATAGGATGTTTTCTACCTAATGCATCCACCCAACACATCTTTACATAATTAACATAATCTTGCGGTATAACAACACTTAGCGAATGTGGAACAGTAAGTTCTTGCGACTTAATACTTTTTAAAGTATCATAACTAAATTCTTGCATTGCTCTTTTAGCGTGGAAGATAACATCTGTTCTTTTCACAGAAGGTATTAATTTTCCATTACCAACGTAAGCCATTATAAAGCTATTTATTACGTCAACTAATTTTGTATATTGATAGCCACCATAATTTTCTTCAACGGTTGTACCATAGGCATCATCATCCCCATAGTTACCACCAGTTAATACTTTTAACTGTACTACTATATATTCGCCATTAGCGGGAATATAATCAATAAAAGTTACAGTATTATTAGAAACAGAATATAGGTCAGTATATTCAACAAATGTACCTGGCAATCCTGTTGGACTAGTATACAACTTAAAATTGTTAAGAGCATAGTCTGCACCATTTGGATCGTAAGTATAGAAAATTAAATTTGTATTGAAGGTAGTTTCAAAAGAAACGACAGTGTCATCTCCTATAAAACTTTGTGCTCCTTCATAATATTGTCTATTGTTTTCGGTAATTAAACCGCCATTTGGCATTGGCATATCTTACTAGTTTTTAGAGTTAATTTCTTCAGCTTGTGATTTTTGAGCAGCAGCTTGAACAATTTCAGGACTGTTTATTATTATTCCAGCGTACATTAATATTTTTATAATAACATTGGTTTGCTCAGATGCATCCAATTCAAATTGAACTGATGTTGCTGGATTGTATATAAATGGACCAGATGTCCAAGTAACTCCTCCTATACCACTATAACCCCATACAACATCTGCTGGCTTTCTTAAATAAGTAACAGAAATATTGCTTTGTATTGTTTTAGGATATACATATATTCTAGGATTAGCAGTACCTATTGCCGCCTTCTCGTATGTATATATTGGAAAGTCTGTAGTTGGTTTTGTTAAGGGGGATAAATTTATATATAAAAGATCGTTAGGTTGAACTCTTTCAACTTCTACTTCATTATTATATATAACAGTACCTATCTTGTGAAGATCAGATGGTACAGCGAAGTATGTTTGGCTCGTATAAGTACAAGTCCCAGATGTTTTGAATATTGACAATTTATTATCGATGTTCTTTTGTCGATCAGCATACTCTGTTTCGGATTGTGGAACTCTTAATTGTTGGTTTAAGTCTTCAAAATAAGATTCAAATACTTCTAATTGAACCTGTGTAGCTAATTTGTTAAACTCATCCGGAGTCATATAACCTCTTTGCTCTTTATTTAAAATAGAAAGAACTGTGGTATATACTGTATTTACGTTTATTGCCATTTTGTTTTTTTATTATAATATATAAGCGGCAACATTATGCTACCGCTTACATATCATTATTATCTATTAGTCTAATCTTTTTTCTATAGATCTTAAGATTTCAATACCTTCATCTGTTTTGAAGAAAGCAGCCATAGCTGAGTACGGGTTTTCATCAAATGGTACTGTCATTAATTTTCTATTGTTAGATGCCCATAAGAAAGTTCTTTGATCTTGAGTTAATTTAATAATGCCTTCTTCTGTAGCTTTAATAGCTATATTGCGAAGTTGTACATTTTCATCATTAGCTAAGTCAATAAATAATTCAGGATTACTTCTTGCAAACAACATTAAATCACGTTTAATTTCTTTAGACGTCATTTTGTTTACTTTAGATCCAATCTCTACTCTTAAAATAGCTTCTGCTTGATCAACATCCATTTCTCTTGCAGCATTCATTGCTTCTAATTGAATTTCCATATCATCTAATTCGTCAACCGCTTTTATAATAGGATCGAACTCAACATACTTTTTATTAAGTGATGGATGATATAAGGATAATAATTTTTGTAAGTTTTGTTTTTCTTTAGGGACAACTAAAATCCCGTTTTTAATCATTACATGCCCTAATGTAACCTCCCCTTTTTGCTCATCTACAAACGGTGAGTTTTGATTTGTTGCATATCTTAATTCTCTTTGTTCTTTTGTTACTGGATCAAACCATAACAACGGAAATCTTCTTGAGTGTCTAGTTTGCAAAGAGAATGTTAAAGGACTTATGTTTCCTTTTAATTTATAAATTCTATCTTTAATTTCCCAAGTTGATTTTGCAACTTCAGGTTCTTCTTTTGCTTTTGGTTGTTCAACATATTCTGGTTGTTCATTTTCGATGAACGAATCCTCAGGTTGAACGAATGTGTCTTCTATAAATTCTTTAGTAGCCTTAGCTACCGGTTTTTTTGCTGTTGCCATAATATAATATAATTAAAAATTTGTTTTGAAGGGTAAGTTTACCCTCGAAAGTGTTATCGAGGGTAAATTTTTCCCTATAAAGATTATGCTTCAGAAGCAGTGAACAATACAAAGTTGTTAGCACCTTGCACACATAAACATCTTTCAGATAAGAAGTGTACCTCCATTGCATCTAAGTCAGAAGTATAAGCTCCTCCAACAGATCCTGTTACCCAAGATTTCATTCTACGGTCATCAGCTTGTGAAGCTCTATAACGAACGTGTAAGAATGGACGACGGATATTAGTACCTAAAATTTGGTCATATACAGTTGAAGTTCCAGCAGGAACCAAGATTCCTTGAATTGAACTACCAACGCCTGTCATAGCTCCACGAGTAGAAGCATCGTTTAAGTATTTCCAGTCAGTTTTGTAGAAATCGTAAGATCCTCTACGGAAACCTGAGAAACCTAAGTTAAGTGCCATTTCTTCAGAGTTTTCGAACAAACCGTAAGCAACACCACCTTGTGCTCCAGAAGATAAAGACGCTAACATATCATCAAAATCCAAAGATAATTGACGGTTTAAGAATAACATATTTTCTTCAATAGCTCCTTGAGTATCTAAGTTTTTCAAGATAGTATCAAAATCAGCTAATCCAGAAGCAGCTGTAAAGTTATCAACTACGTTACCTCTTTCATTAACAGCAGCAAATAAACCTTGCGTACCTTTTTTACCAGCTGTAGCAGCAGCAGATCCAGTAGCAGCTAATTCACCCTCAACTACAGACATTTCTAAGTAATCTTCAAAACGTAAACGAGTTTCTGATTCAGCTTTTAAATACCAGTAGAATCCGTCAGCTCCGTCTTCAGTAGTAATATTAACCCAACCAATTTGAGCAGTGTCAGATCCATTAACTACATATTTGTTACGGATAATGATTGGAGAGTTGTTGAATTGTGTAAATGAAGGAGTGATGCTAGCATACTCGTCATTTGGAATTTGAGATCCTTTTGCATACTCAGAACCATAAACGAAGATTTTCAAGTTGTCCATACCGTCTGTAAATCCAGCAGCAGCTAAAGTAGCAGCAGTATAAGGAGCAACTGTTAAAGCGCCATTTGCAGCATCAGAAGAAGTATCAAGAGCTCCAGTAGCTGTAACTACGGCTTTAACTTCTAATCCTGTTGCAGGATTCATAATAACAATTGTTTGGTGCTTAGAGATAACGTTTGCAACGTAATCAGTAGCAACGGTAGGAGTCAAGTCAGAAGGAATCAATAAAGTATTACCTGCTGCACTAACTACATCAACACCGTCATAAGCAACGTGTAATCTGTTTTGTTCAGACCAAATAACCTGGTCAGAAGACATTGGCATTTCAGCACCAACCATACGTAAGAATCCAGATAAAGTTCTGTTTCCATAACGCTCTACTTCATTTTCGTAGATTTCTGGTAAGTATTGTTGAGCAAATGATACGAAATCCGCGTTAGTCGGATCCGTAAAGTTTAAATAATTGGTATCTAATGCCTGTTGTTTCTGAGACGGCTTAATAGACCCAAAAGTAGGAGTTACTGCACTCATAATTTTGTTTTTTTGTGTTAAAATTTACTTTTTATTTTTAATTTTGTAGAATCAACACCATTAATTGCTTTAACTTTAAATCCGTTTACAAATATCTCGCCACTCGCTGTTTGTCTTGGAGTTTCTGATATATTGTTTGATTTAGCTAGCATCTCTTTTATTGCATCGGCTCGGCCTTGCTCATAAAAATTGTTTGCTAGTGTGTCCGCATTTTCAGCCGCATACATAGCTTTGTGATAACCTTTAATATCAGTTACTTCACCATTATCATTTAAGAACTTCTTAAGTAGGTTAGTAATGTTAGATTGTCTTTCTGCTACAGCATCCGTGTTCTGAAGATTGACTTTGAAGTCTTTGCCACCTACGTTGAAATCAAAACCTTTGAAATCTTGTGTAAAAAAATTTTTAGTTGTCTCTTTAAAACTTGAATGTTTCTGCTCAACTGCTTGTTGATCCTGTTTATATCGGTTAAAAAAGTCCATTGCTTTTTGTTGGTCCTCATTAACAGAAGGTCTTACTTTAATTTCTTCGTAATACTTCTTTTTGGTTTCCTCTAAAAAAGCTTTAGCTTTCCCAACTTCTTCTTTAAATGCAATCCTTTTCTTTTTGATCTCTCTCTCGTCATCTTCTTCTTCATCGTATGCAAAAGTTTCATCCATGAAAAAATCAATCTCCTCAGTGTCTAAATGAGGTTTTGTTTTTCTGTAGTACTCTTTTAACAATGCTTCAGGATTAACTGTAGAGTAATCCGTATTTAAACGAATGTAATCTTCCATTGATCCACCAGTTTCTTCCATAAAAGATATTAGCTTTTCAATGTTTTCAGGCAATTGCTTTCCTGTGGTTTTTGACTCTGTAATTGCATCAGCAAGTTCTTCTTCTAATGCAGTTGCTTTTTCTTCCGTAGTAGTAGGTGAGTCTCCTTCAATATTAATTACGGTTATTTCTTCTTTTTTAGTTTCACCGGCAACATCTTTTTGTTCGGTGTTTCCTTGCTCCACTTCTTGCAATCCCATTTGGGGCTGTTCTGACTGTAACAAGCTTTCATCTGTGCTTTGCTCTTGAACGGCATCTTCTTCTTTTTTTGATAAATTTACTTTTGATACAGTTGCAGCACCTGTTTTGGTTGCAACAGGTGACTTACCTCTTTTAAGTTTAAAATCACCTTCTTGTTTTACGATTTCTGACATGATAAAATATTATATAATTGTTTTAAATTTATTACTTTGGTTCGAATTGTTCTAAACCAAATCCACTAAGATTGTCAAATCCAGCAGATTCAAAATCTTTTGGTAATGTATTGTTTTGTCTTTGCTCTATTAATTCAGATTGTTGTGTGGCTTGTAATTTTGTTCTTTTGTCTTTACGATCTTCAAGCATATTTAATTTAGCATCTTGTTGACTAACCTGCATTTTTGCTAGCTCTAAACTATAATTAAATTCTTCAAGCATTAATTGCTTCTTAAGATCCGCTTCTTGTTGCATTTTTTGCAACTCTAAGTTATGCTTAACTTGCTCTAATTGTATCTTTTGTTCGGTTAAAGCTTGTTGCTTATTAACTTCTGACATTGCTGTTTCTTCCGCTAATTGAGCATTTGCTTGTGCTTGCGCTTGAATATTAGCTTGTTGAACTGCTTGATCACGCTCCATCTTTTTCTTTCTCTTATATTTAAGAGATTGATTAGCTAACTTAATATTTTTTATTTGACGTAAATCAATGGCATCCTCTAAATCAATACCACCTGTTTGTAAAGCAACTTGAATATTTTGTTCTAACATTGCTTTTTCTTCTTCGTCTGGTTCCAACTCTAAGTATATACCAAAGTCATGTAAGTTAAGATTCTCTAGTTCTCTTAATGTTTCAACCGACGCCACTGATATACTTTGCATTAAAGAGTTAGCTGTTAACGGGAAGTTTAATGAATCGGCTACTCTTCTTGATATATTCTCACAAATTCTTAATGTTAAATACAAACTTGATTGTAATATATGTCGTGTAGCTGTATTCGAAGCATTAGCTGCTAATTTTTGTAAGCCTACTAAAGCATCTTTATCTGGCATACTACCATCTCTTGCTTCATTTAATCCAGTAACATCACGTATCATTTGTAAATAATATTGGTACGTTTGGATTAATGATTGAATTTTTGCGCCACCAGAAGATGTTTGTAGTTCTTGAATTGGCACCTTAGCTCTATTCATATCTCCATCTTGTGTCATAGATCTACCAACAATACTACCAGTTTGGAAATACATATTAAGTGCTTCAGCAGCATTATAATTTGTACCATTACCAAGATCGACTTCAGCTAGACCGTCAACATCGACGAATACCCCGTCTGGCACTAACCTTGCTAACACTTGTTGTATTTTTAAATGTGTTAATTGAATCATATCCGCAAAACCTGTAATTCTACTTACTAGCGACTCAATTCTACCTTTATACATTCTTGGCGCTACAATGGCGTAATTCATTAATACTTTAGTGGTATCTGCATAAGGCCTTGTCATATTCTCAGCTAACTTCCACTCAAGCATTTCTTCATGCCCTAATATTTTAGCTCCTTGATATATAACCTCTATACTTCTTGATACTCTACTAAAGTTATCATTTTCAGGTGGATTAAATTCATCAGTTTTCTCTAATGCTTTTTCTAAACCTAAATCTGTTTGTTTAATTTTAAATACCTGATTAGAATATGTTTTATATTCAAAATACAATACTTGAACATTTTGTGTGTCATAATCTTGACCATAAAAGTTTCTAGTATAGTTTGTATCACCAGGATATTTTTCTATTCTTTTTAATTGTTCATTAGTTAAGTGAGGATATTGCTTTTTAACCTCTTCTAATGTAACCGATCTAACTTCTCCTACGTAATATAGGTCTTCAAAGTTTGGATCCTCTGTGTAAGAATAAACAATATTAGCAGGGTCTACATATTCAATTGTAACGCCATTTGATTTATTCCACGATGTTTTTGTACATGCAATACCTAAAACAACTAAGTCGTAATTTAATCTTTTGTTTATTAAAGAGTATTTGTTTCTATCTAATATTTGATTTATAACTTCCTCTTCTGCAATTTCTACTTCTTGCTTATAACTTAATTGAAGTCTTATTTCAAGTTCTTCTTTATCTGATGGCAAATTATCTGGATCCAAAGAATTATAAAGGTTTGCGCCTAATGATCCTTTGATTTCATCCAACAATTCTTTAGCCATCATATCTTCTAATATACTAGAAGCATAATTTGTTTTCTTTTTTATAGAATCTGGATCTTGAGCATACGCTTTAATATCATAATTTTTGCTTGATATTCCGTTTACTACAATATCAACAAATTTTGGTATTACAGGAACAGGTTTCCAATCTAAATTCAAATAAGACAAATCGCCATTAATAGACAATTCATCTTTATATTTTTGAACGGACTGTTCACCTCTTGCATATAATCTTAATCTATGAAAGTTTCTCCAGTTTGATCCCCATCTATCAGCAGTGCCAGCTTGATTGTCGCCACCGCCACTTGTAACGCGATCACCTCTAAACCATTCATTTTCGATAGCTCTACCGACAGCAGCACCGTATTCGTAACTTTGCTTTTCTGAGTCCGGTACTACCTGACTTGGGAAAGAACTATTATTGTTGCTATAAATCATTTACTTATTATTTTTGAACTATATCCTTCGTTGTTGTATTTTTTAAATCCTAATGATACCTTTTCTTTTGGCGTATCAAATATTGGTGTATAAGAATGTTTGTTACATGCCATAATAGCTAATCCACTGCTAATTGTTGCATCGTGTTTTGTTCTATTATTTATATTAAATCTCGACCAATCGTTTAAAGTTCTTTGGAAATACATATTACCATATCCATATTCTAAAAGACCCACGTTTTTATCTATATAACTTTCAATAGCTGCTGCGTGAGCTTGTAATATATCTTGTGAAGATGATGGAATACCACCAATCTCTTTTTCTGCTGGTGATAATTTATTCCAAACTTTATCAGGTCTATTCATAGAATATCCTCTGTAACCTCTTCTTTTTAAATAATATAATAATCTTGGCTTGTTATTCTCTGCAAGTATTGGCATACCATAAAACACTAATGCCATTAATACATCTTCAAAAAATATCTCAGCTGTTTGTGGCCTAGCAATATATTCTAAGAAAAAATGATTAGGCGGTACATCTTCCATAGAGAATTTAGTAAGCCCGTGTAATGCTCCTTTTGATCCTCTACTTTCGTCTACCGTTCCTGATATATCGTAACTATCGCATCCAAATGCACCACAATGTTCATTGCCTGGATATTTCATCCCATTTCTTATAATCACTCGGTTTTGTAGATTTTTAGGTGGTACCCAAGAAATTAAAAATCTGCCATCTTTATTTGGCATAAATATTACCTTAGAATCTTGTATACCATTCTCCCATTGAAAGTTCCCTTTTGTTACTACATTGGTATTTCTTAGGTCTTCATTGTAATCTATTTGTTCATATATCTTAGTAAGATTGAACAAAGATTGTTTAGCTTCATCTCTGAATGCATGGTTTTCAGTTCTTGGAAATTGTCTAAAGTACTCATTAAGAGCATCTTGATTATTTTTTAATCCATCAACTTCATTTTGCCAATGCTCAATAACCCCATAATCAATCCAATTTTTATCAGCTCCTAATACAGGTTTGTCCGGCGTATCAAATACCGGCATACCATATAAGTCTATAAAACCTTCATAATTCCATTCCATTGGAATAAATAAAGAATATAAACCTGAAGCTGTTTGGCCATTACGATTTCGTTTTGTTACATCTGAATCGTAATATAATCTTTTAAAGTTTTCTCCTCCTTTGTCTAATGCGTTTGATGTTGATCCCATCATACACTTACCGACAATCTTGCTACCCAACCTTACGCACGTCTTAGTAACGCGCCAGTTATTTAATATATTGTCTGGTCTTTCCCATTTACCACTTTCGTCGTGTACTAATAGTTTTAATTTTTCACCATCATAACTATTGTCTCCAGTATTCTTCCAGTCAATTGTTGTATCTAATCCATCAAGTTCTTCAACTTGTTCTTGTGTATCTAATTTCTTTCTTGTAAGTTTAGAAGCAGGTACTCTATAAGCTAACTCTGTTTTTGGTCTATCCATACCATCTTGGATAGGCTTAAAAAAGAATGGATAATTGATTGATATTGGCACAACCTTATCTGTAAACATCTTTTTAGCATCTGCTCCTGATTTTGATAATATACCAAAACGAGCATCAGAACTTATAGTTGCTTGATTTACAAGCTCTGCAGATGACATAAATGAAAATCCAGAACGTCTATTCTTTAAATAGCACATACCGTAACATCTATTATCTGCTTTACAAGCTTCCCAAAATATAAAGAATAATCTATTTGATTCACGGAAATCTGCGGCACCTACATCGATCTTTGACCATTGTAAGTACATGTAATGCGTACCAGTTATATACGTTGGTACTCCGCTATTGTAAAATGAGAAACCTTGTTCTCTATATATAAATTCCTTATCTATAAAGTCATACCACAGCTCTTTAAACTTGTCAGGATATTTATCCCAATCAAATCTATTCTTTATTCTTTCGAGCTCTTTAGGGTATGCTTTTTGTTCCCAATATTGTTCCTCTTTTTTATTAGATCGCTTATAAGCATCTTCTATAAAAGGTAATGCAATCTTTAGATTTTGTATTTCATACACTTCACCAATTTTCCCGGTACGGCTTATAACAACTACATCGTGTTCTTTGTTATATCCATACTCCCATTTTTTAGCTTTATTAAGTTTGCTTATGGTTGAAGGTTTAATATGATCAGGTAAAACTGTTACAAGAGTTTGTTCGTACATCACTTACTCCTCCCTTCTGCAAATCCTCTAAATGATTTACCTGGAGAAGATTCTCCGGCTTCTTCTGCATCAAGCATTCTTCTTTCCTCTTCTATTCTATTTAGAATTTCAAGAGCATCAAAGATGGCTAATTTTTTTGTAGCTGCCGCATTCTTTAGTCTATCAGCAGATATATCGTCTCCGCTGTCAACAATTTTTTCTTCAGCAACTTTAATTAGCTCCTCAACTGCTTTTTGCCCAGCTTGGATTATACTCAGTTTCGTTTCCTTTATGTTCATATTTAATTACAATATCATTAGATTTCATACAATAAAGACGCTCATCATCTATTATAAACTCAAATTCTCCATAAGGTTTATATCCGACAAGGTCTCCGGTGGTGATTTTAAGCGCATTTAAGGAGCTATTTCCATATTTAAGTATTCCAATATGCTTTTGCTCTTTATCAAGCTTTAAATCCGATGTATTTAATATGGGTTTTACAAAACATCTGTCGTTAAATGACTTCCACTTTCCTGTGTCTCCATATAAATATATTTGATCTTCTTCAACAAAATATAAATCCTCTGTAAAATAGGATCTACTGTTCTTTTGTTTGGCTTTCATATCGTAGAATCGCCTAAAAACATTATGGTGAATAATTACTTTATCACCAACCTTTATATCTGTATTATAAGCTATAGGCAATGCCACAACTTCTGCTACATTATTTATAGCTTTAAATGCTTCTATTGACGTGTTCGTTATTAGTTCACGATCTTCTACTTTTACTTTATTATTATATCTTTCGCCTACTGGCTTAACAATAAAACTAAAAACGCTTCTCATAATAAATTAATATTCTAAATCGTATTCAACAGAGATAGCCATATTATTATTAAATTTCTTCCAAGGCATTACCTCATCTTCTTTTTTAATATAAATATTATAAGAGTTATCTATTTCATCAAATAGTATATGGGAGATTTTATGTCCCCCGTATACTTCTTGATGTAAAGAATAGTGCATTGCATCATTTTTATAATCTGCTCCAATGCTTATTTTCCTAATATTAGTTTGATTCATCTGTTACAACCTTTAACCCAGACTCATCAACTTTTGTATAAGATCCATCTTCTAAACTAATATTGATAGGACCATATTCTTGTTCTAATTCTGATTTGAATTTTTCAATGTCTTCGTTTAATCCAGCTAGTTGGTGTAAAGCTCCGTGCTTTTGCGCTTCTAATAGTCCAATACTATTTAAAACTCCAGCTAACTCTTTTTGTTGTGCAACGATTTTCTCTAATTGTTCTTTTTTAATGTAATTCATCTTAATTTAATTTAATTGTTAATACTAGTAGCAACGTACTGGAATCGAACCAATTTGAACGGGCTTATGAGACCCGCGAGATACCTTACCTCCCACCTGCTGTCCATCTATTAAGATAAAGTTAATAGATATTTTGTTTTAGCTGCTTCTCCAGATAATGTTTGAGCTATATTAGCTATATCCCAATACTTACTTGTTTCAGCAAAATTCATTAATTCCTCGGCAAACTTAATAATTTCGTCTACCAAAGCCATACAATCAACATCAGATTTAAGAGCATCAATTTTCATACCCTTAATTCTTTTACCGGTATAACCCATTAATTTTTCAACAACGTCGTCTTTAAATTCCTGAATAAATTCATACAAAGCACCTGTTGCTTTGTGCTCTGCAAAACTTCTTGTTTGCCAATGCACTAAATGAACCTGCTCGTGAAAGAAGGCCAATTTTCCTGCAATTTCTTCTGTAGTCATTGTATTATGCTTTTTTAGCTTTTCCAATATTTATTAACATTTGCTTTTCTCTTTCGGTAGCTTTGTTAGTAGACTTAGACCCGCTTGTTATATTATATTGAGAAGCATTATTACCTCTAGTTGAAGCTGTATACGATTTAGCTCTTTCGTATTCAGATTTAAGTCTGTTATCTTCACCAATCTTAGCTTCTTTAACTAATCCACCAGCTCCGTCAACTATTTTAGCTCTAACTCCTTTTGCCATATCTCCAGGAATAAACTTTTTCTCGTAAGACTTAACTGAAGCACTACCAGACATTGGGTCAACTTTGATACCTTGTGTAGCTTCAATATCTGCAATTTTACCAGGGGTTTGTCTAGCGTTAGCCATTTTCTTTTTACCTTCATCAAATTTTTTAGTTAATTCAATTTCAGTATCTTGCTTCATTGGAGATCCGCACATTAATGTAGGCGCTAAACCTCTACCTGTTTTAGGCATATCACCACGCCCTGGTTTCATTTTAAAAGGAGTACTCATCTTAATTATTTTAGTTTGTTAATTTTCTTTTGTATACTAATAATCCAGCAGCTTCTGACACAACGTCTTCCACCATCGTGTTATTATCCATAACAACCATTTTACCTATAGCTTTCCAATTATTTGCTCCATAATATGTTTCCATATATAAAGCATTGTCTTGTATTTTATAAGACAATACATCAATTGTATCTTTAGTTTCTTTTAATTGAATGGTTATTTTTAATTCTTTTTTATTTGTTGTTTTAAATTCTACAGTATGAAATTCAGTTTCCCAAGTTCCTTCTAAAAATTTATTACTCATTTTTTGAGCGTTAGCAAATGAACAAGTAAAAAACAATACGATCGCTAATAATACATTTCTCATAATAAATTAAATTAAAGTTATATATTATTAATATCACGCAAAATTATTGCTTTTTATAAGCTTCTTTTTCCCAAGGCAAGTTCTTTGCTCCTTCGTCCATTTTTGATCTAAGATATTTTTTGCCTTTCCAAAAAACATGCTTATCAGTATAATCTAAGTCCCCTCTTTTCATTTGATCTAAATGAACTTTTTCGTGAGACACTGTTTTTTTTCTTTTTAATTCTAATGGTGAAACATTTTTGTTTACAATTATTCCACCAGTATTTAGCGCCATACCTAATACTCCATCCTCTATATTTCTTTCAAATATAGGTGTGTTATCTATATTATAAGTACTCCTTAATTTAAAAGCCATATTGTTTTATTTAGCAGTTCCATCTGCGTCTAGCAGCACATATTCTTTTATCAGGCGTTTTAGAACAATCTATATTGTGCATTTTCATTTGACCTCTTGATCTAGCACAATATGAATCTCTTCTTGGTCCGCCTTGTGGTTGAGGGGCTTTTAAATCTCCCCCTGTTTGTTTGTTATAAGCTTTTCTACCAGCCTCAGTCATACCAGCGCCTTCTTTAGCAGTTAAGAAATGTCTTCCTTTACCTTTAGTGGTATGTTTAAGCTTTAAGAAAGGTGAGTTAGTTTGATTGTAAGCCATGATATTATTTTTTTTCGTTATTTTGTCTTCTCATGTTCATCCATTTTGCAATGGTATAACCTATTGATATTAACAATAACGCTATTTTTAAAAAAGGCTCTATCTCTGTCATACTGATCGCTAAAGATGCGGAATTTAATGCGTATAGTTTAATATCTGTGCTTGTCATTATCTTCTCTTTGCTTTTTGAGTTATAGGTTCAGGTGAATAAGTGTCACAAGGACAATCAAGTTTTAATTTTATCCCGTCTTTACCGCCGCTATATCCTCTACCTTTTGGATAACCTGTTAAATCTAAAGGTCCGTCCCATAAATGATTTAAACCTGATACTTTTGGTCTTTCGACTTTCATTAAATGAGGATCTTTGATGTTATTGTTCATAATATTTGTTTTTATAGTTACATTAAGTTATCTGTTGGTAATGCTCCAGGCATAGCGTTTTGAAAAGTACCAGGTTGTGGTACACCAAAAACACCATTAATAGTTCTTTGGCTTCTAGGGCTAAATGGAACTGGTGCTCCTGTGTATTTAGCTCCAGTAGGTTTTGTAACTGGATTATTAATTGCTGCTGGATTTAAAGGAGTGTTGGCTAGCATTGATTTATTCATCCCTGTAGGACTCATACTTGCAGCATCCTGCATTGAGCTATTTGCCATTCCTGCGTCTGATACGTATCTCATCTTGTTTTATCTTTATTAACGTTATTTATTGCTGATTGCATAACAGTGTCGCGATACTGTCTGCCTTTCATTATTACATTGCTTCTTTCGGTCATTGGTATATCTTCTTCCCCAAGCATTATTCGGTACATCCTACTTATAAGTTGTTTGCACTTAAAAGAGACTTTGTAGATATGATACTTTTGGGTTGTATGGTTTCTTTCTCTCCATACTACAATCCACCCTTCTTTAAGTAATCTGTCCCAGCGCATTTTGTCCCAACTATATGTGTAAGTACCGGTTTTATAATCCTGCTTAGTGAAAAATTCTAAACAATCAAAATATATAAGCAATTCAAGATCAGAATCGGTTAAGCCGTTATTTCGGCATGCCCAACGTCTAATTATTCTATAATGTTTTAACAGTCCAAGATCTTTAATATCTTTCGCTTCTAACCTTCTCATAGAACTATAACAACATCTTGTAATCTTATCACTTGATAATCTTGCCCATCAAACTCTATTCCGTGTCCAGCTGTTTTATCATAGTATATTACATCTGCTTGTTTTAAACAATTAATGTCTTCACTTACAGAGATAACTATTGCTTCTTTATATCTAATGTTTTCTTTGTCTTTTTCTTTTAATATTAAGCCGCTTGCTGTCTTTGATAATCCCTCTTTCTTTGGAAGGATTATTATATTATTTCCTATTGCTTTCATCTCCTACTCTTAAATTATTAATTACACAATCAGTAGATAAAATGGTTGTAGCAACCGACACAGCGTTACTTAATGCGCTCTTCGTTACTAATAAAGGATCAACAATCCCAAATTTAACCATATCAACGGTTTCATTAGTAACAACATTTAATCCGTACCCCTTTTTTCGGTTTAGCATTGGATTCTTAAAAATACCAGCGTTCATTAATATTGTTTCAAAAGGAGCTCTAATGGCTTTAAATAAAACTTCTTCTCCTTTATTCTCATTCCTTAATTCTTCAGCAGCATCTAATAACGCAATGCCTCCTCCAGGAACAATACCTTCTTTTATAGCGGCTTTAGTTGCACAGATAGCATCTTCAACTCTATCAGCTTTTTCTTTTAATTCAACTTCTGAATTAGCACCCACCTTTACTACTACAACTTTACCGGATAATCTAGCTAGTCTTTTTTCTAGTCTAATAACATCGCCTGGATTTTTTGTTTCAGCTAATTGACTTTTTATTTCATCAATTAAAGCAGATACCTCATTAGACTCATCATTAATCTGAATAATCGTTTCAATATCATCTGTTACTACTTTAGTACAATGCCCTAAATGTTCTACAGAAATTAAATCCATATCATCACCCAGATCCTCATTAATCACTTTTGCTTTTGTAAGCAATGCTAAATCAGCTAATGTATCTTTCTTATTAACACCATAAGTTGGCGCATTAATTACATTAACTTTAAGGTTACCTTTTACTTTGTTCATAGCTAAAACAGATATTACTGGCTGTTCCATATCTGCTACAATTAATAAAGGTTTTCTTTCTTTCATTACAAATTCTAAAACACTTTGTATCTGTCTAATGTTATCAACTGGTGATTCAATTAACAATACATAAGCATTTTCTAGCTCTGCTGTTTTTTTAACTGGATTAGTAACAAAATGTGAATTAACTAATCCTTTATCGTATTGAATACCATCAATTATTTCAATCTCGGTATTATTTGCTGTAGATGTTTCCATCATAACTACACCGTTGTCTCCAGCTTCCCTAAAAGCGTCTGCAATTATCTTTCCTAACTCGTGATCGTTATTAGCGGAAATTGTAGCTACGTGATCAATCATATTGCCTGAGACTGGGATTGAATTATTCTCTAAATAATTAATAACATCCATAGATGCTCTTTCAATTCCTTCTTTTAAATCTCTAGGACTTATTGTATCTGAAACTTTATAAGCTTCAGTTAAAATAGAATGAGCTAATACCGTAGCGGTCGTTGTTCCATCTCCTGCTTCTTTTACAGTTTTACGAGCTGCTTCTTTTAAAAGAGTAGCACCCATATTCTCTACAGGATCCAATAGTATAATACTATCCGCTACAGTTACCCCATCTTTTGTTATTACAGGTCCACCTGCTCCATCCTCAAGTATTACACATTTACCGCTAGCCCCAAGCGTTGAACTAACTGCTCTTGTTAGCTTTGTAATACCTTCAAATACCTTAGATCTTGCGTCTTCACCAAAATTAAGGTTTTTTACAATTGCATCTGCCATTTTATTTAATTTTATTAGATTTTATTATACTATATATATTACTTGTTATACCTGATTTTTACAATCCTTGTCCTCGGTACTTTTTTTGGTAATTTTTAGATGATTTTAATTGAGATGTTTTTGTTTTCGCATGTACTCCAGGTCTTTTAACTTTATTCTTTATTAGTTTGCCGGAATCTGATTGCTTTGCTTTTGCCATTTTATATATTTTTTAATTGAAAGTGCATACCATCTTTTCTTTTCCAAGTTCCGCCCCATTCAAAACCTGCATCTGTAAAACATTTAACAAGTTCTTTTGACATAGTTGGCTCTTTATCTAATCCATTCCAAGCAGCATTAATATCTATAGCTATTCCCCAAGAATGTAACGACAAAGATTTTAATCCGCGTTTTTTACGTACATTAAAGCATCCATCCCAGGTTTTTAATTCACCTATTAGATTTCTATCTTTTATGTTTGTGAATGCTTGAGTTAATGGACCAAGCATTAATTTATTACAATATAACTTTTTAGGTATTACCCCAACTTCTAAATGAACAGGCACATCCCATACGGTCATATATTTAAGCTCATTTGTTACTATTGCCGGATCACCCCATTTATCAAAGCATTGTTTACTTGTTACCATCTCCTCCTAATTTTATTTTCCAATACATACCAAATCCATAACTTAATGTACCATCAAAGTTTATTCCAACATTTGCTTGATACACTCTATCTTTTTTGTCTTTATATAATAAACCTGGTGTCATTAAACTGGATCCGCCAATAAAAACATTACCACCAACGTACATTTGTCTTTTTGGCTCTTCTTTCTTAATAATTGTTTTGGTTACAAACGGAATTTTATAATCTTTTATATATTCTCTTTTTCCGTATAATTTATTCAACCAAACTGTATCACGTATAACGACCGTGCCAAGACTATCTAGTTCTAAAGTGTCGGAATATATTGTTCTAACTAAATATTCCTTTAAAAGGCTATTAAAACGCGTTTTACAAGTATCTATTGATTCAGTTGGTTTATATTCTGGCTTGTCTACAGCAATAAATTGTTTTTTTACAACGTTAACTGTTTTAAAAACCGTATCTTTTGTGGTTTTCCATATTGTATCCGTTTTAATAATATCTTTTGGTTGCTCTACTTTTATATCTCCGCAACTTCTTTGTAAAAATATAATAGCGATCAAACAAATTATTAAATAGTATGGTATTCTACTCTGGGTTGACATATTTAGATTTAAATAAGCGTTCAACAATATTTGTAACTCCTTCTATTGTTATATACGATGTTGCAACAATAACCCAATCCGTTGAGGTTATAACTCCTGAAAATAAGCCAGTAGAAGCTACGGCAAATACCGTAAGCTTTCTACTAACCCATTTATTTAAAAATAAATCTATTTTTTCTCTTCTACTCATTAATATAATTTATTTAATGTAAGTACATTTGAATATATTGAGTTTGTTCCTGATGTAGATCCCCAAGTAGCTTTTACCACCAATTCATTTGCTACTGTAGTATCAAACGTAGTTGTATTCTCACTTACAAAATTAAATGTCTCTGCATTGTTACCCGAGTTTTTATTTGCACTAAACGATCCTGCCGTCATTATTCTAGCGGTACCAGCAGCACCAATTGCTCTAATAACAAATGTTGTGTTTAAAGTCCAATGCTTATCAGTTGTGATGTTCATAGACATTGATCCCGTTGTAGCTAAAACAACACCGCCAACAGTTTCAATAGTTACAGCTAATGTTGTTCCATTAATACAGCTTATATGACCCATCATATTTAAACCAAACGTATCACCTGCTACAAATCCATTTGCAGGAACTGATAATGATCCAGCAATACTACTGCCATTTAATACACCTGGTGTTGTTGTTCCTGATACCGGTGTGGAATTAGCCAACTGTGTTGCTAATCCATAATTAGTAGATGACAATATATCAGAAGTTAAAGCTATAGTCCCTGATTTATTAGGTAAAACATAACCTCTACTTCCTGTTACTACCCCTGTTTCAATTGTGCTTGTATAAGCCGCCCCTACTATCGCTAATCCGCCTCTGTCTATTCTAAATATAGTATCATCATTAACATCAATAGCGTCAAATCCATTATCTGATATTTTTATTTTACCATAATTAGATTCTGAAGTATCATATAAATACAATTCTCCAATTTTAGCATCTAATAAAGAAACATTGCCAGCTTCTAATACTTGATCTAATGTATTAGCATAATTACCAACAACGTATGCTCCAACGGTTTCCATTGTCATGCTAACTGTTCTAGCAGAGCCGTTATCCTCGTTTTCAAATCTTGTAGCTACAAGAAGGTCAGATCCTAAAGCTGAATTTACTCTAGGATAGCTATAAATTATCGCCATATTAGTTTTCGTTAAATGGTGGTGGTAAAGTTACATAGACTGGATTGATAATTAATTCAATTTGCGCAGCAATATTAGCTTGCATCGCAGGTACATCCATTGTTTCTTCCATCCATCCAATAACTTGTTCTTCTGACAAGTCTGGATATGGTGTAAAAGCATCTGGTGTTGGTGTTCCCACAGCCTGTGTTCCATACATTCCTGCTGTAATACCATCTTCATTAGTGCCATTATATGTCCAATGCACCGTTGTAACCACATCCTGCATTCCATCTTCGTCTACCCTGCAGTCAAAAGCAGGAAAAGTCCATTTGTAAGTAATCATATTTTTTTGTTTTTATTTGTTTATTATTTTACAAGTATGCTAGTCTTTGCCAAGTGCTGCCATCAAAAACACACACCGCATTAACACTTAAATTAAATATCATTAATCCTTGCGCAGGAGACGATATATTATTCATTTCCGTATCGCCCATTCTTGGCAAAAGAAATCCTTGTGTTGTTGACTCTAAGTTTAATACCGCTGATGCATCAGGTGCCGCTGTCCCGATTCCTACATTACCACTTCCTGTAACAGCAAATGTTGATGTGGCATCTTGTTTTTGTAGCAGCATTGTAAACCCACCTGAGTTTGAAGCGGCTCTAACAACTAAACCGCTTCCATTTCCAGCTGTATCTTGATTTTCAATCCATCCAGTCCATCCAGCACCATTAGATAACGCCATTAATTTAGCCGTTGGGCTACTGGTTCCAATACCTACATCTCCCCCTGAAGTAATCCGCATTCTTTCAGAGTTAAACGTATAAAACATCATTTCTCTTGAAGAAGCATTACCTTCAATTCTTACTGTTGTTGCACCTAACGCAATAGTGCCAGAACTTCCTGTTGTGCTTAATATAGTTCCATTTACTTCTAAAGGTTGAGTTGGGCTTGTCGTTCCAATTCCAACGTTTCCAGCAGGCGTAATTCTCATTTTTTCAGAAGCTGATGCTCCTGTGTAAAATGTTATACCAGCAGAACCTCCGTCATTTTGTTTTATTCTAAATTCCCCAGTATTAGCATTATATCCTAATGTTGAATATCCTCCAGTGTATGTGGTGCTTTGCAACCATATTTGGTCGTCTCCTGCTGTAGCAGATGAAACTTGTAATCTACCACTTGGGCTGCTTGTTCCTATTCCTACATTGCCAGTAGAAGTAATACGCATTTTCTCAGTAATAGCAGAATTAGATTGTGTTGTTCCAAATAATAAAGCTCCGTTCCAACTACTAGCACTTCCTTCTTTTATACCTTGTATTTTTCCAAAAACATATGGAGTAGTACCTGTCGTAGTATTTGCTCCTCCTAACGCTATAGATCCACCTATACTTGTAGAGGCAGCGTCTGTAGTGAATACATTTATATTTCCGTATCCGTCAAATACTTTATTTATATCAGCAATATGCAATTTAGCTGTTGGACTTGTCGTTCCAATTCCAACGTTACCTGATGAATTTATTCGCATTCTTTCAGTACCAGCAGTTCTAAAAAATACAGACCCAGAAGCTGTACTATTTGCTAATTCTACATTTGTAGTATCAAAAAATAAGTATCCGTTTGAAGCAGTACTTGTGCCTAAAACTAAAATTGATCCAGCAGATTTTCCAATCGTTAAATTTGCTCTATTAGTAGCTGAATAAATAGCAGATGTTTGACCAACTAAAATATTACCACTAGAATCAATTCTCATTCTTTCAGCTGAGTTTGTACCAAATACAAATGCAGAAGCAGTTGAAGTCCCTATAGATAAACCATTTGCCGCATTACAAGTTATGTCAGCTGAATTTGCACCACCAGGCCAAGTTGTTCCAAAAGGATAAGCAGAACCATAAGCTTGTATCTGAATACCCACATCGCTATTGTTGTAAAAATAACTTCTATTAAAACTAGTTGAACTTGTATTCTTACTTAAAAAAACAACTGAACTTGCTGTTTCAATTTGTGTTTTATATCCTGGAGCACTTACTCCAATACCTAAGTTACCTGCCGAAGTAAGACGCATTCTTTCTGAACCAGATTCTGATTTGAAAATAACATCATTACCCCCAATTTGTATATTTGTTGAATCTCCCCAGGTAAACAACGATAGTACACCTGAGTTTGATTTTATTAGTCCAGTACCTGTTGCTGCATAAGAAGCTCCTATTCTTAATTCACCACTTGTATATAGGTTTCCAATTACATCTAATTTTCCTGAAGGACTTGTCGTTCCAATTCCAACGTTTGTGCCATTGTCAAATAATTGACTATTACCAATAGTTGACGTTCCTGTAAACTTAGTTACATAATTTGTAGTTCCAGTTCCAGTTACAGGATTTGTTAATGCGGCCTGTCCGCCTATATCGGATAATACCTCTGCTCCAGTCCTATATTTAATAGTACCACTATCGGACACTAGAAATTTATCCGTATCCGTAGTAGCATTATTTAGGGCCTGCAGGTTTACTTCGCTTAAAAACTTTTGGCTCATATTTAATTTTTATTAGATTATCCTACTTTAGTAACCAATACTCTAATTGGGTTTGTAGGTGCTGTAGCAAATGTTACCGTAACAGTATTTACTGTTGGTCTAGTTACATCCGCAAATATAGTTTCGAAAGTAACTGTATCATATAATTGTACATTTACATCCTTAGTATTTAAACTATGCGTTATAGTAGAAGTAACAGTGATCGTAGTTGCATAAGAAGTAGATGCCGGCGTAGCTAAACTTACAGCTCCAGCAGTTACAACGAAATCAGAAGAACTGAATGACGCAATACCTGGCTCAGTGTATGTTGCTAAATCAATGTTATTTTGTAATGTTGTCCAATCAGCTAAAGTTGTTGGAGCATTCACATTAGCAATTAATAAATCACCAATTCTAACCTGCTCAGTAAAGAATGTACCGTCGGCGGTTACAGCATACGTCCATCCTGTTTTAATAGCAGATGATGGTGATACATCCAAATCTGGTGTATTTGTTGCAGCGTTATATCCTCCTTGATAAACTAAAGCGCTAGTTGTTGATGCATCAATATAATCCTTGACTAATGTTAACGCGGCCATTGGAATAGATCCAAAGGAAGTTTTCTTAACATTACCATCAGCATCATCGTTAAACACTATAGAATCATCCGCAGAAGCGGTTGCGGTAGTTGCAATTATAATAAAGTTGTCTGCGCCAGCATAGTCCAAAGCGATTGAGCCGGTTGATGTAATAGGTCCACCTACTAGTCCAAACCCTGTAGAAACAGAGGTTACTGCTGTAGTCAAATAACCTTGCCCAGTTACAAAATCGTAAATCTGATCACCTGTAGCTAAAGAAGTAGATCCATTAGTTACCGATGCAGTAACAATTGCTAATGAGGGAATTGGCCCAGTACCGTTGGTAATGGTTAATTGATTTGATGTGGTAGTCTGTATTTCCGTAATGTCTCCATCGCTACCAACATCAACCCATCCTCCGACGGATCCAGTGTAGAGTTTAAGTTTTCTATTTACTGAGTTATAATAGATTTGACCCTCAACCGCCGTATATAGCGTTGGGTTGCTTGTCTCTGGCTGTATAACCGCATATTGTAATTGATTAGTAGATAAATTTATACTACTTAAATATTGTATTGCCATAGTTAGTTCATATATGCTTTACCGGAAAAAGCGGCAGCAAAAGTTATTGTTAAATTGTTAGTGTCTATATATTCTACCTCTCCAAAAACTTGCATATTATTATCATTAACAATAGACACCGAAGGGTACTTATCTAAATCATGTTGTACATCCCATACCGATGCGGCAACAGCTTGCGCGAAAACAAAATTCTTGTCACCAGCTCCCGGATCTATATCAGGATTAACAAAACCAGGATAAACCGCAATACCGTAAAATTTATCTTCTAAGATATTCCCATGCGCAGCAACAGCTTCTATAGCAATATCATAAAAGTTAGGATTACCTGAAACGGCTGTTATACTGTTGAACTTATATATACCAAAATTATTTAAATCATCAGTCTGCGCTATAATAATAGCCTCATTCACCAATGTATTTATAAAATCAATTATAACATTCCCTGATGTTGCAAACTTACTTATTCTTAATACCGTTATATTATTGAATGGTGTATTTGCACCGCTTCCGCTTACAAAGCTAATCGACCCCGGTTTTCTACCAGGAGCAATATTATTTTGGAAAAAGAAATTATTCTGCCCTGCAATTGCGATGGAGCTATTCTCGTTAAAAAACGTAGCAATAGCCCCTATCTCAAAGTTCTTAGTTACATTCTTCCTTTTACCGTTAACAACCCTTGTCGATGTACCAACTATAGTATCCGTGACAAGGATGTCCGTATTCTTAGGATAACTATATATTATCGCCATCTTTTATGTTTGTTATTATTTTTTCTTTTTGTTTTTCATTGCAGCTTGTGCATTCTCTGCATAATGCTTTCTTGCGGTAGCAGTTAATTTTTGGTTGCTTGCTTCTTTAATATTGTAAGCAGTCTTCTTAGAAACATCTTTCATTTTAGTAGGTGCATTAGCTCCCGCTATTCCTGCTTTTGGCGCAACTGTTGTTTTTGGTGTAACTGTTGCTTTAACTTTTACTTTAATGCCTCCAAGGCCTGCTTTTTGTTTTGCCGGTGATTTTTTCATTGTGTTTTGTTTTATTAATTTATTTTCTTTAGGTGGGGTTTGCCCCGATTTATTACTCATAACACCAGACTTTGGTGCCGTGGGTTCAACTCTTTTTTTATTAGTCTTCAAACTATTTTGTTTTATATTTTTTACCACTTTCTTTCTTAGTACCCAAACCATCATTACCCCTATTCTGAGCAGGAGATTCCCACCTCTGATTCTTATGGTCCCAATCTTTTCCATTAGCACCCTTAGGATCCGCGCGACGCTTTCTCTGCGCATCGGCTTTCTTAGCCCGACGATCAGGAGTTTTAGCATAAGCCAAATCACGTGCAGCTTTCTTTTTAGCAGCCTCTGGAGATAATTTCTGTGCCATATAAATAGATTTTATTATACTCTTTATACTCACGTATTATACCAAAATTTTACACGATCAAAATGCGACGTTAGCCTACTACTATATATTATAACTAGCTAATGTCATACTACTATTTAATAAATAAATCCCAAGGGATTGAAAAAATTGTATCAGATATTTAGAAGTAATGATGCATGATGATTAAAAAATAGTATTAGATATTCAGAAGTAAGGGGTTATATACTAGTTTTGATTCTACTTTTTGAAAAAGGAAATTGATTTGTTTTTACCCAGCCCCCTGCTGTTTATATGGTTTTTTGAAAAGGTTTTGCCTTTTGGTTTGGTTTTATGCAATGGTCCAGGCTTTGTATGTACGTATGCATCGTGTATGTATGTGTATTGGTGCGCTGGTTGTGTTGTTGTGCGTTACATAGTATTATGTTATGTGTGTACATGATTTGATTCGATACGCGTGATCTATCGCACTTGCCATAACGCGCGGAGCAACGCGTAGCGTGTATAGCATACAGAGTGAATACGAGACTCTATTGATAATATATATGAAGTTAAAAAGTAATAATAATTAAATAAATAAAGTTATGAAAAGATTTAGTAGATTAGTGGTGATTAGAATTAGTTATGTTCATGGATCAATAAGTACAACCTTATTTGGTGGTCAACGTTTATGTCCTCTTGAAGCACAATGGTAATACAGAATAAATACGACGAACAAACGATAATATAAGTGTAAATAAAATATAAGAGTTATGAAAAAAGTAAAAGAACAAATCGAAGTGACAAAATCAAGTAAAGAATTATTAGCCGAGGCGATCGCTGCCTTAACACCTGAACAATTGGCTCTAATCTATCCGCCAATACAACGAGCAAACTTTGTGGTCCGCAAAGCGTGGTTAGGTCGCAACCAAATCATAACCTTTGTTAACAACAAGAATCAACGAGTTACTTACAATCACGACGAAGTATTGAATGTGATGTTACCTAAACTATCAATCATGCCATGTTGGATCAAACGTGAGTACTGTCACAATCAACCGATATGCCGGCTAATGTTAGACATCTAGCAACAATCGAAAATCTAGAGCCTACTGCGGAGTAGGTTTTAGATCCCACAGGGGTAACCTCAACACGCTGTAATCATTGCACTTCTGCGAATGCTATACATTTACAGTGTGAATACGACGAACAAACGATAATACAAATGTAACTAAAACAAATATAATATGACACTAGAAGAGTACTACCAAGAGATTGAATTGTTTAGAGCAATGCTACAACAAGATGAAACATTTGAAATAGCGAAAGATGAAGAGTAATAACACAGCACGTAAGCAATTTGTACGACAAACGTACTATTCGAATCCATCATTCGAGAGTTACATTGAACAACGATTAAATAAACTAAATAACAATCCAATTAAAACAACTAAAAATGAAACGAACAGCAGTAGATTATCTTAAAGAAGCAACATGTGCAAAATTTGCACAAGTTCAAATGGAGGGTGATAGAGAAG